AGAGCCGCCGGAAGAATGAGGTGCAGGACGTGTCAAAAGCGCTGATTCGATTTCCTGGAAGATTAGAGGAGTTGACTACCTCAGAAATGAAGCGCTCCATCCACGAGGCCAATCTGGGGAGAGACGACACGCAGATTGCGGAGCTCTATCTGCTGGAACGGAAAGCGCAGGTTGACACGGCCGATTGCTGCGGGATAGACCGGAAAACGCTCCACCGGCACCTGCCCTTCATCTTTGAAAAGGTGGAGTTCACGGCAAACAAGCTGGGATTCCTCCAAAAAGGTACATAACGCCCCCAAACTTCCGCTGGAATGTCCCCCGGCGGAAGTTTTTTTATGCGACAATATCAATAGGAGGACGTGAGGATACAGGGTTGGTACACGTCGCCGCCCTCCTCACGGACTCCTTATTTTATGGACAAGGACGTGTTGGATATGACTCTAATCGAGAGGATGGTAGCCGCTGGCATGTCCCGTGATTGTGCCGCTGAAACAGCGATGTGGTACATGGCACAGGGAGATGACGAGGGCCTAGAGGATTACGTAACCGCATTGGAGGCGGGGAGGGAGGCGCGTCAGTATGGCGTTTCCTAATTACACATACCCGGCTTATGGGGCCTACAATCCTGTTACCCCGTTTGCTCCGGCTCCACAAGTATATCAGCCCCAGCAACCTACTCAGCAACCATCACAGACCATTCAGGCGCAAGGGAATGTAAACACACAGCCCGCTTTTTCTGCCGTCCTGTGGCCTCCAGAGAAGAAGCGCTGGGGGTTCCGGTTGACTTCATGGGAGCCCCTATGTTTTTCCCCGACCTCGCTCATAATGTGGTCTATATGAAACGCTTTAATACCAATACCGGAGCTGCTGATGTGTTTGAGTTCCACGGTCAACAGCAGGCAAAAGAACAACAGACGGAGAATCCGGCCCCTGCTTTCGCACCGCTGGATGAATTTATGGACATGAAGGACACCATCAACAATTTGAAGGACGAGATAGAACGGCTGAAAAAGCCCGCTTCTGGTGGAAAGGCAGGGAAAAAGAATGATGCCTCCGATGAATAATCCCATGACGGCCATGCTCCAGATGGCGCGGAACGGCGGGGATCCCATGCAAATGCTCCAGCAGATGGCTGGACAGAATCCGCAGGCAGCTCAAGCTATGCGGCTCATTCAAGGGAAAAACCCGCAGCAGCTTCGCCAGACTGCGGAAAACATGGCAAAACAGAGGGGAACCTCCGTTGAGGAAATTGCACGACAACTAGGTATACCCATGAAATAAAATAGAGCACTTCTTTTCAGTTTTTCGGTGTCTTGACAAAAAACCGCTCTTTGGAAACATCCGGGGAGCGTACGGCCCCGATGTAATAACTGACAAAGGAGTATATACAATGGATAACGATTTTGCGACTGGCTATGCTCTTGGCTCCGACTCCAACGGCGGCAACTGTAACAATGGCGGCTTTTGGGGTGGCGATGGCTGGTGGGCTATCATCATCTTCGCCATGATTTTTGGCTGGGGCCGCGGCGGCTTCGGTGGTTTCGGCGGTGGCGGTGCCAGCACCGATCCCGGCCTCCAGGGCCTAGCCACCCGTGCCGATGTGAACGAGGCCATTGCGTTCAATGGCGTTGAGCGCGGTATCTCCGCTATCCAGCAGGGCATCTGCGACAGCACCTATGCCCTGAACAACAGCATCACCAGCGGCTTCAACAACACCAATGTGGCACTTCTCCAGGGCTTCAACGGCGTCCAGTCTCAGATGTGCAACATGGCCGCTCAGGCTCAGGATTGCTGCTGCCAGACCCAGCGCGCCATCGACGGCGTGAATTACAACATGGCTACCAACACCTGCGCCATCCAGAATACCATCCAGAATAGCACACGAGATATTATTGACAGCCAGAACGCTGGTACTCGTGAAATCCTGAATTTCTTGACTCAGGATAAGATCGCCTCCCTCCAGTCTGAGAATCAGGCGTTGAAGTTCCAGGCCAGCCAGACCGCACAGAACTCTTATCTTGCTGCCATGTCTGACGCTCAGACCTCTGAGCTGATTCGGCGCATCAACCCCATGCCCGTGCCTGCCTACCAGGTGCCCAACCCCTATACCGGCTGCTGCGGCTACAATAACTGCGGCTGCTAAAACCAAATACATCAACTTCCGAGGATTCCTTGGATGTTCGGCCCCGTGCCGATACTGACAACAGCGGCGGGGCAACAGCCTCGCCGCTTTCCCTATCGAAATTGATAGGTTTAAACTGGTCGATTCCGACCACTTTAGAAAGGACTGATTTTATGGCTGAGTTTACCAATGCCAATTTGCAGGTCGTACAGCCCAACCAGCCAGTGGTCTACAACGAGACCCCGGACACTTGCAACAACGGCTGCATCACGCACAGAGAGGGCGCAGGCGTCATTCGTCTGAGCGGCCCTTGTGCCCGCAGTTGCCAGAGGACTGCAAAGTATCTGGTGATGTTTGGGGCTAACATCGCTGTACCTGCCGGCGGTACTGCTGGCGCGATCTCCCTCGCCATTTCCATTGATGGTGAGCCGCTACCCGCCTCGGTTGGTACGGTGACGCCAACTGCTGCCGGGGATTTCTTTAATGTATTTATCCCCGCAAAGGTGTTTGCGACGAGAGACGGGGCAGTTATTTCCGTTCGGAATATTTCCGCCCAGCCCGTCGAAGTCGTTAACGCCAACATTATCGTCAGCCGTGAGGCGTGAAAGGAGAGGATAGCATGAAAGCACTATACGAGCTGAAAGAAAAATTCGAGATGGAGCTGGAAGAGCTGGCTCGGAAGGGTGAGCTGGGTGCGGGCGACCTGGAGCTGGCCCACAAGCTCACTGACACCATCAAGAATATCGACAAAATCTGTGCACTGGAGGAGGACGGCGGGTACTCTGAGGCCGGAGACTATGAGGGTGGTGCTTATGGCCGTGGCTCCAGTTATGCAAACCGTGGCAAGCACTACGTCCGGGGCCATTACTCCAGAGATGGGCGTGGTGGTTATAGCCGTGACGGGCGCATGGGCGGATATAGCCGCCATGATGCCAAAGAGGCCATGATGGAGCAGGCCCGCGATATGATGGAGAGCGCGACCAGCGAGCATGAGCGTGAGGCTATCCGGCGGTTTATGTCTGAGCTGGAGCGAGACTGATAGGGGGTGCCCCCTTTGCTTGACCGCAAGGAGATAGATATTGAGATAGCTCGCCTGGAGTATGGGGAGAGCAGTTACCCAGCCTATGCAAAGTTAGCCAACCTCTACACCATCCGCGACCGCATGGATTGCCAGGAGCGCCAAATGCCCTATGAGGTATCCTACTCCGCTGCTCCGGCAGCCCCCGAGAATTCCTCGGTAGTTGGGGACTATGGAGACAGTGATTTCCTGCGGGCCGCCTCCGGTGTTGACCAGCACGACGCCTGGGCGATCATGGATGACCTGATGGACACGTTGCACACCGTCAATCCTCGCGTGTACGAGGGTGTAATGCGCAAAATACGGGCACTATAAATCTAGGCCCCCAAAAGAAGGGGGCCTAGACTTTTTTGCCCACTCGAAAAGACCTCAAAGGCGGCTCTTTGATTATATACATTAAAATTCAGTTCAACGATATTTAAATGGTCGGAAAATTTCCACCACCATTTCCACCGCCTTATGTTCCGTAATATGCTGTTTTTTGCTTTTATGATTATATGTTAGAGAAAAATAAAAATCCATGAAACCCTTGCGATATCAAGGATTCCATGGATTTCTTCTTTCGCCCTACAACCGGGCGTTTTGGTGGAGACGACAGAACTCGAATCTGTGACCCCTTGCGTGTGAAGCATGAAAAACAAAACCCGGCTATCCATTGATACTTAGCACTTTCTCCTGTTGACATTTTTCGGTTTGCCCCGAAGTTTGCCCCGAAAAGGCATTTTCTACAGCTCCTATCAGCTCACCAGGTGTGTTGCCGACCACGTGGCTATAGATGCCGAGAGTGACCTTTATATCGCTGTGCCCGGCAAGATACTGTATCTTCTTGATGTCCATGCCGGATTGGCAAAGACGTGTGATATAAGTATGGCGAAGCAAGTGCGGAGTCACCTTGAAGTCCAGCGTCTGCTGGATTTGTGGGCCGCGCTTTTTAGCCTCTTTCTCAGAGGTGGCCGCTGAAGCTTTGACTGTGCGCCGCCCGATAATT